TTTGGTATTAGAAATATCATATTGAAAGAATTGTCCTGGGACGAAATGGAAGGTCAGCAGGGCGTACAGAAATATACTATCCGGGCTAAGAGTGAGCAAGATTTCTTTGCTGACCTGGCCGAAGATGATCAACTTAATAATTTACTCAATGTTTAGGCTACAAGCAGACATACAAATAGGTAATTACAGGTTTCAATCTGTCACCAGCGTAACGGTGACTAAGTCTGTGCACATGCTTGCCGATACGGCCGAGATCACTATGCCTAATAAATTTAGAGTAAGACAGAACAACGAAGAGCTCTTTACAGAGAGCGCGCTTAAAGTTGGTGACCAGGTCACTATAAAGCTCGGTTATACTGATGTATACGAGGGAGAGGAGTTTAGAGGGTACGTGGCCAAGATCAATCCTAAAATACCGCTTGAGATCATCTGCGAAGATGCATTTTGGCTATTGAAAAGAAAGCCAATTTCTCGAGCTTATAACGATGGGGTACAGCTTAAGGATCTGCTTACGGATCTTCTTGAGGGCACAGGTGTTTCACTTGCTGCTAATATTCCAGAGATAGAGCTCGGTAAGTACACCATTAAAAACGCCAATGCAGCCAAAGTCTTGCAAAAGATTAAGGAAGACATGGGCTTGACGATCTACATCGATGATGATAATCAGCTTTTTGCAGGCCTAGAACAAACCAATAACGCTGGCCAGGAGGTTTTGTATGATCTCAATTACAACATTATAGAAAACGGCCTGGAGTACAGAACCTCAGAAGACCGCAAAATCAAGATAAAATACGTCTCTGTGGACGCTAAAAACAAAAAGACAGAATACGAGTTTGGAGATCCAGATGGTGAAGTAAGAACCTTCCATACATCCACAGTAAAAGATCCTGCTAAGCTGAAAGAAATGGCAGAGGCTCAGCTGAAGAAATTAAAGTACGACGGCTACGAGGGAAGCGTAAAGAGTTTTCTAGTGCCGTTTGCTTCCAGGGGAATGTCTGCCAGGCTTAAAGATGAAAAGCGGCCATCTCGAGACGGCTTGTATTTTATTCCTAAAGTAGTGACTAAGTACGGCATGAACGGTGCAAGGCGCACCACTGAAATAAGCAACCGATTATGAAGGAGGTAGAACTACAAAAAGCCCTAAAGGCTTTAAGCGAAAAGGAGATGCCAGGAGTATTCTCTGCGACTGTGGTTTCTGTAGATGAAGCGAAAGGCACCTGCAAGGTGAACGATGGTGAGCTGGACTATACCGATGTAAGGCTTATAGCAACTGAAGACGAAAGTGATGTGCTTCTGGTAGTGCCGGAAGACGGCAGCAGCGTTTTAGTAGGCTTACTGAATGACGACATTAATCAAATGTTTGTCGTGCAGTATTCCAAGCTAAAGAAAGTAAAAGTTAAGATCTCAACAACTGAGCTTGAGATTGATTCTGGTGGCCATAAACTGGCCAGAGGTGATGAAGATCTCAAGACGGTGCTTAATGATATGATTACTGAGATCAATAAGGTTGTGGTAGTTGTTGGAACGACGATAAACATACCCGCAATGGAAGCGATTAAACTACGATTAAACAGTGTTTTAAAATAGATATGTCAGCAATTGAACAACCAGCATTAAAAGTATTAATTGAGGACGCTCTGGGGCGTGCCAGTGATCTCGATGCAGATACAACAGATCCGCAAACTGCCAGAGAGCAGCTAGCAGAAGATCTGGCCGAGGCTATAGCAGCCTTTGTAATAGGAAGACAAACGGTGGGACCTACGAGCGACGGAGCGACTGCCACAACTATAGTACAGTAATGAAGGATATAATTATGGAAATTGTAGGTTATCTGGTAGCTGCCTTGTTTGGTGGCGGGTCTGGATGGCTATTTACGAGAAAAGCAAAGAAGGTAGAAATTGAGCAAAAGGAGGCTGAGATCGCCAAGCTAAAGACCAGTAGCAGCCAGAGTATTATGGATCAATACCAGGAAGCTTTGGACGATCTTGAAAAACGCTATGAGAAAAGATCCAAATACATGGAGAAGGAATATGAGAGAAGGCATGCCGATCTACACCTGGACTACGAGCGTAAGATCAAAATGATAAAAGATGAGAAAGATGCGGAAATTGAAATGTTAAAAAAACGTGTGAATAGGCTATCTGGTAAGCTTAACTACTGGCAAAACAAATATCAAGAAAAAGAATAAATGAAAAGTGTAATTGCTTATAAAAATCAAAGTCTTTTTGACTTGTCTATAAAAAATTACGGCACTGTAGATGCGGTTGTTTTATTGGCATTTCACAACAATATGAGCATTACAGAAGAACTTACTCCAGGACAGGTGATTGAGATTCCAGAACTGGAAGTGATGCGTCGTAGAATAGTAGATTATTATAAGCGTAAAGAGATTAACCCAGCCACCGCAATAACCGAACAACAAAACCGAGATATATTGCCAGATGATGGCTGTAACTATTGTAAACTATTTGAATAATGGCCATACAAACTATTGAAATATTAAGAAACTACATGACCTGCGAAGATCCAGCGGTCAAAAATAAGTACTGGAATCTCTTGGAATCGTTTTATCACAAAAGTGAAGGGAAGATTTTGGCTTCTATTGAGGAAACTCAAACCGAAATCACTCTCAATTTTACCGACGGTAATAGCCTCACTTCAAACGAAAGTGTAACATTGGCTAAGCTTCCTGAAGCTGTAGCTATAAGTTACGTTACAGGTCTGCAGGATGCTTTAAATAATAAAGTAGATAAGGTACCTGGTAAGGGCTTGAGCGATGAGAATTTTAGTTTAATTGAAAAGCAGAAGCTGGCTAGCCTTATTAATTACGTGAAGCCTAATTCTGAGAATATTAGCTACATAAATGGCTTGCAGGAAGCCTTAGATAACAAGGTAGACGCTGTGGAAGGCTTAGGTCTTCCTAGTAATGATTTTACTAATGCACTAAAGCAAAAGCTTGACGGATTGCCACAGAGGGCTGAAATGATTATTGACTCTGGAGGTAACTATAACAACCTAGAGCTTACTGGTAATATTTTGCATTTTACTAATACAAATGCTCAGGCTATTATTACGGGTTTTGATTCAAGCGTTTATAAGACTATCTACATCGTAAATAAATCTGATTTTGTAAATCAGGTCAATAGGTTGGACAGCAATTCATCTCCAGCTAATCAGGTTGATACGCCCTCAGATATGGCCGTAATAGGTATTGAGGGAGCTGCAAGGTTTGATTATATCGACAGCATACAGAAATGGCAGCTCACAACACTTTTTGCTACTAAGCTGATGCCAGAGCATAGAGCAATACAAGAGGCTGGTGTAGTTGTGGTGAATCCAGGTGGCGCAAGTGAAACAAAGGAAATGATCGAACTAGAAACTTTTCGTGATGCTCAAGCTACCGTCATGACAAAAGCAGAACTCAACACGGCATATCCAAATGCTGTAAAAGGCTTTGAAGTGATCTGTAACCAAATCAATATTATCTATAAGAAAACTGAATCTATAGGCGAGTGGAAACCTATAACAATGGGCAACAATGTTGTATAGCAGAGATGGTAAAATAGCGACTCGAGAGGGTAAGGTTTTGGAGCGTAAGGTTAATACTCTGACCTTTCAAGTTCAGGGTACTCAGTTTCCAGATCCATCAGGAACTGTAAAAGGAAATTTTAGAATTGTATTTAATTCAAGTCAATCAATACTTATAAATTTTGGTGATGGAGATGTGATTAGTTACCAAAGTAAAACATCAGAAAACGATGTAAGTATAGTTACTGAGAACCCAACATTAGATGAATACGGCCCTCATATCTATAAAGACACTAATACAGGATTTAGATTTTTGACAATTGAATTTCAAGACTTAACTGAGTTAACCGAAATAAGTTTTTTCTTTTGTCAATTATCAGGAATCTTTCCTGTAGAAATTAATGCTGCACAAAATTTAAGATCTTTGTTTTTGCAAAGCACTAATTTTTTAGAGACTTTTCCAGCTTCAATTGCTGAAAACAAAAACATTTCATCTTTAGGTTTAGGACAGGCATTCAAAGACAGGCTTTCTCAAATCCCAGATGCTTTTTTCAGCATGAATTTAGAAGAATTTATAATAGGAAATGCTCTAATTCTTACCGATTTAATCTCCTCAAATTTTTTTAAAATAAATCAATTAAAAGATACACTTAAAAGATTTGTAATTAGAAATAATTTTGTTGAATTTCTTCCAGAAAGCATTAAGGAGTGCCAGTTATTAGAAAATTTAGATATGTATGATAATATATTTAAAGAGTTTCCTAAACAAATTCCTTTTCTAAGTAGTTTAAAAGTATTGAGAATGGGTAAGGGGGTTTTAGAAGATTCAAGTATTCCTGTAATGTATAATGAAAAACTTGAAGATTTTGACGTAAGATTTGAAAACCTAAATTTTTCAGATATTCCAATAAGTTTTAGTAATCTATTTAGTTTAAGAGTAATAAACGAATTCAATCAATTAGTTATTAACAACCTAAGATTTGATGAATTTATAAATCAATTTTATACACTTATTGTTAACAACGCTTATTTAGACCCTAGCACCGCCCCCCTAGAAGAAACGTATCCTAATAAGTTTAGAAATATTACCTGGGGTCATAGCAGCTTAACACCTTCGGGAATAATTCAAGCTCCTATTATAGATGGGTCCCCGCAAAATCAAGGAGAAAAAATATACGAACTGGTCAATAAATATGGCCACATAATCACAACTGCATAATGATACAAGTAAATTATAACGAAAGCGGAATACTAAGCATTATTGAGGCACCAGGGAATGGGGTGACTCATAGTATACACTGTATTTTTTTAGGCACTATTGAAGACGCTGAGCTCTTCTTTGACATGAAAGGGTTTAATCTAGATCCTGTAAACGAGTATAAATCAAATATAAAAAACCAATGAAAAATTTAATGAGAAAAATTATTAGAGAAAGATGGCACCTGCATATTGCGGGAGGTGCTGTAGCTGGATTATTATTATTTGGCTTATTCTGCCTTTTAGGCTTTTATAATTCTACCAGATGGTGGGAAGAAACCATTTTACAGCTGGTCTTTGGCACTGTTGCGGGATTGGTCTTTGAGATAGGTCAAGATCATACATCAGCAGTTTATTACAGAAAAGTAGATTTACTATACCGCATTGGTATTTTCTCTAGATCTAAGGTGGTTGGAAGTAAAGCGGATGCCTTAGCCACAGGTGTAGGCTTTGCTTTAATTGTACCATTGATTTACCTCTTTTTATAATGACTATAGAAAACATCAAAAACCAAATTCTTGCAGAAAAGCTTAATCAAGAAGCCTTAAATGGTATTGACAGCTCTTCTAATGCATCGATTTTTAGAATATGTGCTTATGTGGTGGCAACGGCAATTTGGACGTTATATCAATTCTTTAATGTTTTTAAGGATGAGATTGACTACAAAATTAAAACTCAAAAGAACTACTCTGAGCTTTGGTTTAGGGATAAGGCTTTAGCTTATCGACACGGTGTAAGCTTACCAGAAAACAGTGATGAATATCCTGAAGGAGGTGATGATAATTCTGTGTTTGTAGTCAAGCGATCTGCTGTCAAAGAACTAGAACTAAGTAATAGAAAGTTTCTTTTCATTAAAGTAGCTACAGAAGTTGGAGGTGTTTTAGCCCCTTTAAATGATCTTGAGATAGCTGGACTGCAACAGTATTTTGCTAGGATAAAACCAGCAGGCACTAAAATAATTGTATTTACTGGTCCAGCGGATGATCTTAAACTAAACATCAGATTTTACTATGATCCTCTTTTGTTGGATTCCAACGGTGCCAGAATAGATGGTACTGATAATGAACCCGTGCAAAATACAATTAGAGAATATCTAAAGAACCTAAAATTTAACGGTGAGTTCACCCTTGCAGCTCTTGAGGATCTCCTTCAGAGTGTAGATGGTTGCGCAGATCGTGAGGCTTACGTAGATAACGCTGAGGCAAATTATTTAAACCCTCCAAGCTTCCAGACCATCACTAGTAGCTACGTTGCTAATTCTGGATATATGGAGGTTACAGACGAGAATCTAAACATTGATTTCATTGCAAAAACTGTTCAGCTTTGATTTGGGATAAAATATATACATTGGATTGGAAGGCTTTAGGGGTTCACCTATTGCCTATAGATCTTCGTAAGCCTAAAATGGCTGCATGGATTCAATGTATGCTGAAACCAATTGCTAACCTGCACACGCAATTTATCAACTTTAGGCGAACAACCGTTTATAAGATCGATCACACGTCTCAAGTCTTTAGTCTTGAGAAAGTGCTTAACGATGCCTTTGATCAGCAAGAGAGACGCATATATATTGTGGACGGGGTTTATAGAAGTGCTTTGTATTTCTATAACCCTGAAGAAAATGAGCCTATTCATTTTTACAACCAGGAAGAGGACCAGGCCCAGTATTTCTACAACCCTAGTGAGCTTCAGAATTTGGATGTAGACTTTGTAGTAGTGCTGCCACAGTCTTTTAGCAGGGATGCATCCAGAAGAGCAATAGTAAACGAGGTTAATCCTCAAGAGTTAAGAATAAGAGCTCTGGTGGACTTTTATAGGCTGCCAGACAAGACATACGAATTTACATACGAATGATATGAAAACAATTAACGTAGAAGGCGGAGGCTTCCCTGGAACTTCAAAAACATGGCGATTTATTGCTGAAATGATTGCTCAAAATGCAGAATTAACGACTAACATAGTTGGAGGTAATGCTGTAGTAAGTGGTTTAGGTGCTCTTGGTCCTAATGCTGTGACCAGTGGATTGATAGTCTTAGGCAATGAATTTATACCAGTACAAGGTGGGCCTGTAGATTTTGCAGATGCTTACATATCGATAACTGAAGACATAGAACAAACTCAATATCTTAAGGATGAAGACGGTGACGGATCTGGCGATCTAATAGATACTTACTTTGAAAAGTATGGTGTTATCACTGATCAATCTGAGGGCAATGTAAAATTGAGTGACTTAGATCGATTAAATAGCTTAAGAGAAATGAGTAAAAGAATTCCTCCTATGAAGTCGGTTATAATGTTCTACGGAACTGAAGACGATCTTACTCAGGGTTATCAGTTTTGCGATGGTACGAATGGTACACCAGACTTAAGAGGCAAATTTATTGTTGGTCAAGACCCTAATGATAATGATTACAATAATATCGGGAAAACAGGAGGCTCTAAAAGACACACGCTAACAGAAAATGAAATGCCTCAACATAGTCACAATGGAAGTACTAATTCAGCAGGAAGCCACTCACATTCAGGAACTGCTGCTGGGCCATATGATGGTACTCCAATTGGAGGCGGATTCGATGGTGGAGGCAATGCTTTTAGAAATAGATCTATAAGTATAAATAACGCTGGAAATCATTCTCATACAGTATCTATAGGATCTAAAGGGGGATCACAGCCCCACGAGAATAGGCCGCCTTATTACGCTTTGGCTTATATCGCTTATACGGGTGTTTAAATGTAGGTTAAACAGTGATTAAGAAGTAAAAAAATGCCCAAGGATTTGGGTAGTATTTGTCGCCAAACAAAATAAAAACCACGTAATCGACCTTGGGCAATGGCTCAGCGATAACGTGGTTTTTTGTTTGGCAATACAAATATAACTAAGAATATGAATAAGTATCACACAACACTTAAAAGGATTATTGAAAAGGGTAAAGTCCAAAAGAATAAAAAAGGCAATATCCATTATTTACTAAATCAAAAGCTTGTTTTAAAGCCTCTGGATCTTTTAGAAATACTGGAAGGTCACCAAGTGCCAAGAAACAAATTAAAGGGCGAGCTTAGCTTATTTATGCTTGGTGAGCGTAACACTGAAAAGTATAGAGATATAGGTGTGCAATGGTGGGACTATTGTGGTCCTATCCTGGTTAACTCTTACCCCACTTACTTTGAGAAGCTCCCAAAACTTATAGAGAAGATCAATAAGGAGAAGAGATCTTCTAAAAACTATGTGCTATTCCTCGGGGCTAATGACACGGAGAGCAATCAGCAGCCTTGCTTAAGCCTCATCCAGTTTCAATTGCAAAAGGGTAAGTTAGTACTCACAGCATATCAAAGGAGCTCAGACGCTAGCTTAGGCCTTCCAGCTGACATCTATCACCTTTATTTAATCAGTAGAGAGATTGACGTGCCATTAAAGAGCATTACTTTGTTTCTGGGGAATGTCCATATCTATGAGAACAATATGGATGCTACGCATGATCTATTGAAGGGAGAGAAGCCTAAATTCAGTCTTAATGTGTAGATTTGTGGCTAATAGCGTGTGTATTTTTAATGCACAATTTGTTTTAAAAATTTGCACGATTTGATTTTGCGATTATAATCTTTTCAATAAAAATATACTCATGTTTGGATTATTTAAGAAAAAAAGCGAATTAGAAAAACTTCAGGATCAATATAAAACACTCCAAAAAGAGGCTTTCGATTTGTCGAAAAGCAACCGACAAAAGTCAGATGCGAAACTTAAAGAAGCTGATGATGTAGCCAAAAAAATTGATGAATTAAAAGCTAAGGGCTAGCGCATTAGTTTAACTAGTAGTTCCTTCAATAGATCACCA